TGGTGATACCCATGTGCCCCCCGTGCCACACCGGCCCGTCTGGGGTCCACGGAGACCGGTCTATGATGCGAATTAAAAAACTGACTGAGCTGGATATGCTGGCATCCACGATTGAGGCGCTAGCATGAAGGTCACCTTACCCTGGCCGCCAAAGGAACTAAGCCCCAACTACCGGGGTCACTGGGCAGCGGTCTACAAAAGGCAAAAGCAGTACAAGGAAGACTGTTGGATTCTGTGCAAGCAGGCCCGGATGGCAAAACCACCTGGGGACCGGATTGAGGTGACCATGAGGTTTTATCCCCCGACCAACAGGAACCGGGACCAGGACAACCTGGTGGCCAGCATGAAGTACGGCTTGGATGCCCTAGCAGCTGCGATGGGGGTTGACGATAAATTGTTTGACATTAAGATCGAGGTGTCGCCAGAATTGGGCGGTAAGGTTGAAATTACAGTAGCGGGTTGGGAAAGTAGTAATCCGCTCGGCTCATAACCGAGAGACCGATGGTGCAAATCCATCACCCGCAACCAAGACGCATGGCATTTGCCTCCTGACCGAGCGGTCGCTTTTTTTAGTGTGCGAGCCGTGCAGATGCCAGCCGTGTTGATGACAGGGACAGGATGAAAAAATCAGAGGTGGTCGCCCTTGCCAAGCAATGCAATGTCAACCTTGACCTGGTTGATGACCACCTTATTCTCTTGGCCCAGGCCGTGGAAATAGAAACCATTCAAAGATGTGTCAACATCTGCGAGGGTATCTACCAAAAAAGCATGAGGGAATGGAAAGATGACGGCAACCGATACAACCTGGGATATGCCCACGGAGCAGACGGCTGCATCTATGCCATCTCAGGAAAGAGCGTAATCAAATGACACACCCAGGCGGCAGACCAACAAAGCTCACACCTGAGCTAATAGCCAAAGCCAATGACTACATTCAAGGTGGCTATCTGATAGACGAGTTAGTGCCTACTATCGCAGGACTTGGCGTATTTCTTGACATAAGACGGTCAACTGTTTACGAATGGGCAAAAGAAAGCAAAGAGTTTTCGGACATTTTGGACCGAGTTATGCAAAAGCAAGAGAAGGGCTTGCTCAAAGGTGGCATAGAAGGCACATACAACTCCACCATTACTAAGCTGATGCTGACCAAGCACAACTACTCTGACAAGCAAGAGACATCCTTGACGGGCCCTGATGGCGGCCCGGTGCAGCTCCAAGAGATCAAACGAGAAATTGTCGACCCTAAGCATTAAGACCCCAAGGTGGGCGCTGCCCCTCTTAAAGCCTGCCCGATATAAGGGAGCGCATGGTGGCCGGGGGTCTGGGAAGTCTCACTTTTTTGGTGAGATGCTCATCGAAGAGCACATCATGAACCAGGCGCAGTCTTCGGTCTGTGTCCGGGAAATCCAGCTATCTCTGAATCAGTCGGTCAAGCGCCTCCTGGAAAACAAGATTGGTGAGATGAATGCTGGCTGGTACTTCGAGGTCCAGGACAAGATGATCAAGTCCAAGCACGGGCCGGGGCTAATCATCTTCATGGGTATGCAGAATCACACGGCAGACTCCATTAAATCCCTGGAGGGATACGACCGGGCATTCGTGGAAGAGGCGCAGTCTATGAGCCAGCGGTCATTGGACCTGCTACGACCAACCATCCGTAAGCCTGGGTCCGAGCTGTGGTTTGCCTGGAACCCTGGCCTTGAGACCGACCCCATTGATGTCTTGCTTCGTGGGCCAGAGCCACCGCCTGACTCGGTGGTGGTTGAGGTCAATTTCATGGACAACCCATGGTTCCCTGACGTTCTTCGGGAAGAGATGGAGTACGACCGAGGACGGGACCCGGACAAATACGCCCATGTCTGGCTGGGTGGATACCTGCAAAACTCTGAGGCCAGGGTCTTTAAGAACTGGAAGGTCCAGGAGTTTGAGACACCGGTCAATGCGGTCTTGAGATTCGGTGCTGACTGGGGCTTTGCCTCAGACCCAACAGTCCTGGTGCGCTGCTTTATCGAGGGCAGAAAGCTCTTCATTGATTACGAAGCCTATATGGTGGGCTGTGAGATTCTGAATATCCCAGACCTATTTATGACGGTTCCTGAGTCTGAGAGATGGCCAATCACGGCTGATTCTGCCAGGCCTGAGACCATCAGTCATGTGAAGAAACACGGGTTCCCAAGGATTATGGCTGCGGTCAAGGGGCCAAAGTCATTGGAAGAAGGTATCGAGTGGCTGCAATCCTTTGAGATCATCGTTCACCCCAGGTGCAAACACACCATTGATGAGCTGTCCTTGTACTCATACAAGGTGGATAAGCAGACCCAGGCGGTACTTCCCTTGCTTGAAGACAAGGAAAATCATGTGATTGATGCCTTGAGGTATGCTTGCGAGGGCTTGCGCCGTGCAGGTAAAAGGGTGGAAAATCGCCCAAGGGTCGCACAGGGCGACTACGAGATATTTGCTTAGGAGCGATACATGGGATTCCTATCACCCAAGATGCCTGCAATGCCGCCCCCGCCAGAGCCACCACCACCGCCTCCGACTATCGACCAGGCCCGTGTGTCCCAGGCAGAACGAGACAAGATGCTGCGCCGGCGCAAAGGCCGTGCGGCAACAATCCTTTCCAATGAATCCGAAGGCGAGATGACACCGGTGAAACCGATGGGCGCTCGCAAACTCTCAGGAGAATGACATGGGCGCAGTAGCCAAACCAGTTCAAAACGTCGTGCAAAAAGCATTTGAGGCTACCGGGGTAAAAAAAGCCGAGCAGGCCGCATCTTCAGCACCAGCAGCAGCCCCAGCAGCTCAAGTGGCCAAAGCCTCTCTAGTCCCACCAGCAGCTGTCCAGCAGGCACGGGAGCAGATTGGCGGCCAGATGAAGCGCCGTGGTCGTGCTGCCAACATCCTTGCAGGCGAAGGCGGTGGCGCTGCACGCACAGAACAAAAACGACTTTTGGGGGAATAGCATGGATGACATGGACGATATGGACGACATTCTTGAGGACATTGAAGAATCTGGCCGGGCAACCGACACCATCGTTGGCCACCTGACCGCAGGCGAGATTGTTATCCCTGCTGACATGGCAAAAAACCCAGAAGTTCAGAAGGTTCTCAAGAGCCTGTTCGAAAATGGTCAGGTCAGCATGGACGAATTCACCGTTGGCCACCCGTCGAACAAGATCAACCCCAAGACCGGCTACCCTGAGTTCTTCAGTTTTAAGAGCATTTTTAAGCCGATTACCAGCGTTGCCAGCTCAATCGTCAAGGCTGTGGGTTTAGCGCCAAAAGAGCCTGACATGGGCCCTGCAATTGCGGCCCAGCAGGCAGCCGCTAAGAAGGCAGAAGAGGCAGCCGCCCAGGCTAAGGCTCCTCAGGCTGATGAGTCGGTTCTGTCTGCCATGCAAAAGGATCAGCTGCGCCGACGTCGTGGTCGTGCCGCAAATATCCTGGCTGATGACGCTGAGTCTGTAACCGTTGGAGCAAGACGATTGCTGGGGTACTAACCATGCAGGCTCAAGACATCATCCGTGAACATGAGCAGATGGTCTCTACTCGAGGCATCTGGGAACAACATTGGCGGGAGATTGCAGAGCGTGTCCTACCAAGAAACAACTGGTTTCAGGCGACCGACAAGGTCGAGGGCGAGAAGCGCACCGAGAAGGTATTTGATGCCACGGCGGGTCTGGCTTTGGATAGATTTACCGCAGCGATGGAGTCAATGCTTACGCCACGCACCCAAAGATGGCACAAGCTAAAGGCCCGTCAACACGAGCTGCAAGACAACAAAGAGGTCCAAGCCTATCTGGACGAGGTGACCAACATCCTCTTTCAGGTGCGATACAGCCCCAAGGCGAACTTCGCCTCCCAGGTCCATGAGACCTATGTCTCCCTGGGCGCATTCGGCTCCGGTGCGCTGCTCATTGAAGACATCATGGGCTATGGCATCCGGTACAAGTCTATCCACCTGTCCGAGATTTATTTCTGCGAGAACTATGCCGGGGTCATCGATAAGGTCCACCGCAAGTTCGAGATGACCGCTCGCCAAGCCGCTCAGAAGTTCGGTGTGGACAAAATCCCCGAGAAGATTCGGACCGCTCTAGAAAAGAGTCCTGAGCAGAAGTTCGAGTTCATTCATTGCGTACACCCCAATGAAGACTACATGCCCAGCAAGATGGACTTCAGGGGCATGAAGTTTGCCAGTTATTACCTGTCCATGGACGGCAATCAGATTGTCTCCCGTGGCGGGTTTCGCACGTTTCCTTACGCCATCTCCCGGTATGTAACTGGACCGAAAGAGGTCTATGGCCGCTCACCTGCCATGACTGTCTTGCCTGACATCAAGATGATCAACGAGATGAGCAAGACCGTGATGCGAGCTGCCCATAAGATTGTGGACCCACCGCTATTGCTCCAAGAAGATGGTGTCTTGCAGGCATTCAATACCCGTCCAGGAGCCTTGAACTATGGCGGTGTGGATGACCAGGGCCGGCAGACGGTCGTGCCCCTTGCCACCGGTGCTCGTGTTGACATCGGCATGGAGATGATGGAGCAGCGCCGAAAGGTCATCAATGATGCCTTCCTGATTACGCTCTTCCAGATTCTGGTGGAAGCGCCCAACATGACGGCAACCGAGGCCATGCTTCGTGCCCAGGAAAAGGGGGCATTGCTTGCTCCGACTATGGGTCGCCAGCAGTCTGAGATGCTTGGACCCTTGATTGAGCGTGAGATTGACATCCTGGCCCGGGCAGGAGTCTTGCCAGACATGCCAGAGGCATTGATGGAAGCCCAGGGAGACTTTGAGGTGGAGTATGTGTCTCCGCTAAACCGTGCCCAGCGAGCTGAAGAGGGTGTGGCCATCCTGAGAACACTTGAGGCTGTTGCGCCATTGGCTCAGATTGACCCTGGCGTGATGGACATCTTTGACCCAGATGCGATTGCCCGTGAGCTGGCTGAGATTAACGGTGTGCCTGCCAAGATTCTGCGAAGCAAAGAGGATGTCATGGCGCTCAAGGAACAGCAGGCCCAGGCGGCTGAAGCCCAACAGCTATTGGCTGCTGCGCCTATTGCTGCCGGCGCTGCCAAGACCCTGGCTGAGACTCAGGCCATTGCCGGTAATGTGCCCGGTCCGTTACCCGCATGAAAAAACTCTTAGAGAAGATTTTAAGACGGCGTTACGCCTACCGCAGGTTGTTTTTGGGTGAGGATGGTCTGTCTGCTGACGGGCAGATTGTCCTTGCTGACCTTGCCAAGTTCTGCCGTGCCACCCAATCCACAGCGGTGGTCTCCCCAATCTCTCGATCAGTCGACCCAATTGCCTCAGCTATGGCTGAAGGTAGGCGGGAGGTTTGGTTGAGGATAACTGCGCACCTTCATATCGATGAGAGGGTGATTTTTAATCTGAACGAAGAGGAAAAAAATAATGGATAACCAACAAGGGTCAGCACCCGCTGGCAACCCTGACGGCGCTGCAGGGCAACAACAAGCGCCTTGGTATCAATCCTTCCCAGACGAAGTTCGTGGTCTGGTAGAGACCAAAGGCTGGCAGACACCGGTGGACGCAATCACCAGCTACGCCAACCTGGAAAAGTTCTTAGGGGCTGACAAAGCAGGACGGGGTCTCGTACTCCCAAAAGAGGATGCCGCAGCAGATGAGTGGAACCAGGTATACGACCGCCTTGGTCGACCCAAGAGTCCAGACCAGTACAGGCTGCCAATCCCACAAGGCGATACCGGTGAGTTTGCACAACGTGCTGCCAAGGTATTTCATGATGCCGGTCTTAACACCAAGCAGGCTGAGGCCCTGGCAAGTTGGTGGAATCAGACCCAGCAAGAGATGGCCGGCAGTCAGCAAGAAAGCCTATTGCAGAATTCCGAAGCTGAGATGGCCCAGCTCCAGCAGGAGTGGGGCAAGGACTTCGATGCCAACATCGAGGCTGGCCGCCGTGCTGCCCGTCAAGTCGGTATGAGCGCAGACATGATTGAAAAGATGGAAGCCGCCATCGGGACCAAGCAAACCATGGAGCTGTTCTACAAGTTCGGCAAGGGATTGTCTGAGGACACCTTTGTGGATGGCCAGGGCAACCGTGGTTTTGGTGTCTCACCTGAGGCTGCCCGTGTTCGGATTAGCCAATTGAAGGCTGACCCTGACTGGACGGCTAAGTATCTGGGTGGCAATGCTGATGCCCGGGCTGAGATGGAGCGCTTGCTTCGTGCGGCGTACCCAGAATAATGGATATTGCACAAATTAGGCTTGAGTGCTTAAAATTGGCGCATCGCCTCGATCATTTACCAGACATGGTGATTGATCGGGCGAAAGCCTACGAGGCATTTGTAGTTGGGACGGTGAAAACCGGTGACAGTGGACAACCCACCCATGGGCCCACAGGGCAGGCGGGGAAGACCGCCAAGCGTTAAGCCAGCTTGATTGGCTAGAACGGCCCCAGAATTTGGACAAGCCCTTCGACAGAAAGTAGTTCCCATTTTTGTCAATTCTTAGGAGGACTTGAAATGTCATTCTCAGTACCTACCCATTTTGTACAACAGTACACGACCAACGTGTCTCTGTTGCTACAACAAAAAGGCTCCAAGCTGCGTAATTCGGTCACTGTCGGTTCTTACACTGGTAAGGCTGCCAAGGCTGTTGAGCAGGTTGGCCCAGTAACCGCACAAAAGCGCACGACTCGTCACGGTGACACGCCGCTGATTTCGACCCCTGCTGATGCTCGTTGGGTATTCCCCACCGACTATGAGTGGGCCGACCTCATCGATGACCAGGACAAGCTGCGCATGCTGATTGATCCCCAGTCTTCGTATGCTCAGAACGGTGCTTATGCACTGGGCCGTGCCATCGACGACGAAATCATCACCGGCATTTTTGGCACTAATAAAACCGGCGAGAACGGCACGACCAACACCGTGTTCGATACCTCTGGCCAGCGTGTTGCCGTTAACCATGGCGCTACCGGCAACGTAGGTTTAACTGTTGCAAAACTGCGTGAAGCAAAACGAATCCTCATGAAGAACGAGGTGGACATCGATAACGAGCAGCTGTTCGTCATCATCACCGCCAAGCAGCATGACGATTTGTTGAACGAAGCTCAGACGATTTCGCTTGATTACAACACCCGCCCAGTATTGGTGGATGGCCGTATCAGCGCATTCATGGGCTTTAACTTCATCCACTGTGAGCGTCTTCCTGCTACTACAGACCCGTATCGCCGTGCCGTGGCTTATGCCAAGAGCGGTGTGCATCTGGGTATGTGGAACGACATCTCAACCATGATTTCTCAGCGTGATGACAAAGGCTATGCAACCCAGGTCTATGTCAAAGGCACGTTCGGTGCTACCCGTACCGAAGAGAAGAAGGTTGTGGACATTCTTTGCAACGAAGCATAAGGAGAGATAAATCATGGCTAACACTTACGCTTCAGAAGTCGCAGGTCTGGAATCAGTTCCTGTTACCAACTCCAACGGTGCTGTACAGGGTGGTCGCTTGCGCCGCTTCCGTGCCACTATCACTCTGGCTTCCCAGGCTGATGGCGACACCATCGTCTTGGCTTCCGTGCCTGCCGGCTACGCCTTTGCATACGGTATTCTCAATGCATCGGCAACGCTTGGCAGCTCCACGATTGCCATCGGTGTCTCTGGTACGGCTGCTAAGTACCGTGCTGCCGCTGTGTTTACCGCTGCTGCTCCCACGCTCTTTGGCGTGTCGACCGCAGTGGATGACGCACCGCTGACCGCTGGTGAGACAGTGATTCTGACCAACACCACCGCTGCTTTGCCTTCGAGCGGCACGTTGATTGTTGACCTGTATTACTCTGCACCTTAAGTAAAACGGGGGGGCCTTGTGCCCCCCATCTCTATTAGGAGATCACCATGGCTGTTCGTTACTTTGGAATTGAGAAGGGTGCTAAGTTCACCACGGTTACTCAGGACTCGTCTTCGACTGGCAAGACCATCGAGGTGACTGTTGACCTGGCTGATGGCGCATCTAAAGAGCAGGTTCTGGTCGCATTGCAGAATCTCAAAGATTACATCTTGCAAAACAAATGGCCACCGGCTTAAGGACTAGCCAATGGCCTCACAAGTTGAGATTGCCAACCGGGCGCTGACCAAGCTCGGTGCTGCTCGAATCATCTCCTTTGCGGATGACAATAAGCAGTCTCGCTCAGTCAACTCCATGTTCAACGTGGTGCGTGACGCAGAACTTCGGGCGCACCTTTGGTCGTTTACGATTAAGCGGGATTCGCTCCCAGCTCTGACTACAACCCCTGCATGGGGGTACGACTACGAGTATCAGCTTCCACCGGATTGCCTTCGCTTGCTTGAGGTTGACGATATTTATCCCGGTCCGAACCTGGATGACTACCGCAATGCAAACACTCAAGAGTTCACTATTGAGGGCCGTAAAATCCTTACCAACAAGGATGCGCCGCTAAAGATTCGGTATGTCTCCCGGGTAGCAGACACGACCCAGTGGGATGCCACCTTTGTGGAGGCTTTTGCATGTCGCCTGGCAATGGAGATGTGCGAGGACCTGACGCAATCGAGTAGCAAGAAAGAGTCCGTGAAGGACGATTACAACACGGCGATCATGATGGCCATTCGTGCCAACGCCATTGAACTTCCACCACAAGACCTTCCTGATGACTCCTGGGTGATGTCGAGGCTATGACCAGAATCTATGTCGAGCGAGAGTCAGAAACCAGCACATCCAGGTTCGTATCTGTAACCCAGCAGCTACGAGATGACCGGCAGGTTGTGACCGGCGCAAATTACCCGCTAATTACCCGCTCTGACAATATACAGGCAGTCATTGATGGCATTGCGTTTTACGCATACAAGGTCTATTCATCGACAAATTTACTGGCTGCAGGGGCATCAATTCAGATTCTGATTACCACCGCTGTTGGCCGCCCAATTGGGGTTGGTCTGAAAGCAGAGTGCGGCGCAGCTGCTGAGATTGCTGTTTACGAGAACTGTACGGATGTCGTTGGCGGGACTCTGTTTGTGCCGATTAACCGCAACCGGGCATCGACCAATGTGGCTGTCACCGGGATACTGATTGACCCAACCAGCGTGACCCTTGGGCCTGAAATTTACTATGACCTGGTGCTTGGTGGTACTGGCGGTACAGCTGCTGGTGCGACCGTAGACTCGGACTATGCCGTGCTAAAGGCAGATACGTCGTACCTTTTTAAGATGACCAACACATCGGCTCAGTCGCATGTGGCTGAGTTTGGTCTCCAGTGGATTGAAAATGGCTAACGCAAATCCCATATTCTCGAGTTTCAATGCAGGCGAACTCTCCCCAACGCTGGACGGTCGTGTTGACCTTCAGAAGTATGGGTCTGGCTGCAAGAAGATGGAGAACTTCCTGCCATTGGTCCAGGGTCCTGCTCGCCGTCGGTCTGGGACGTACTTCGCAGAAGAAGTCAAAGACTCCAATGACCGGACATGGCTGCTGCCGTTTGAGTTCTCTGAAAGCCAAGCATACATCCTAGAGTTTGGCGACCGGTACATCAGATTCTTCACCAACTATGGCCAGGTTCAGACAGGAACTTTGTCGGCCTGGGTGACATCAACTGCTTACGCCGTGGGTGACTTGGTGGCTCAAGGTGGCGTGAACTACTACTGCCAGGTGGCTCACACATCCGGGACATTTTCAACGGATTTGTCAGCAGGAAACTGGTACGCCCTTACCGGGACCGTCTACGAGATTCCAACCCCTTACACACTTGCAGACCTGACCGCATCGAATAACACCCTAAGACTTCGTTGGGTGCAGTCTGCTGACGTTATCTACATCGTCCACCCCAACTACCCGCCCAAGAAGCTCTCCCGGTTTAGCGCTACCCGCTGGACCCTGACCAACATCGAGTTCTTCGGTGGTCCGTTTGAGGATGTGGACCCAGATGCCGCAATCACCGTCTATGGCTCTGCCGAAACAGGTTCTATAACTCTGACCGCATCGGCTGCGCTCTTTGCATCCTCAGACGTTGGAAGTCTTTTCCTTTTGGAGCAGAAAAGCCTGGACGGCATTGCCCAGTGGGAGGTGGCCAAAACCATTACCGCAGGCGCTCGCCGCCGCTCTGATGGCAAGACCTATGAGGCGCTCACCTCTGGAACCACCGGTACTGTCAAGCCACTGCATAGCGCTGGGGCGGTCTATGACGGCGACCCTGGCGTTCAGTGGGCATTCCGGGACCCAGGGTATGGGTGGGTCAAGATCACCGGCTTTACAAGCTCCACAGTGGTTTCCGCAACGGTATTGTCTCGCCTGCCTTCAGGGGCTGTTGGCTCGGGTAATGCGACCAATCGATGGGCATTTGGTAAGTGGTCATCCACCCGTGGCTGGCCAAGTCAGGTGACGTTCTTTCGCGAGCGGCTGTGCTTTGCTACCGAGCAGGACATTGACCTGTCGGTTGCCGGCGACTATGAGAACTTTGCAGACAGAGATGATGGCGGTCAGGTGGTGGCCGACCAGGCAATTTCGGTTGAGGTGGCATCCGGTCAGGTCAACAAGGTCGAGTGGCTTGCCCCCTCTGATGGCCTTTTGATTGGCACTGCTGGTGCTGAGTTTGTGCTGGGAGAGGTGACCACCGACCAGCCCCTGGGTCCAGATAACGTCAAGATTACCCAGCAATCCACCTATGGCTCACGCTCGGTCATCCCGCTTTTGGTGGGTGAGTCTGTGCTGTTCATTCAACGGGCAGGGCAAAAACTTCGTGAGCTGATTTATGACTTTGGCCAGAACGGATTTAAGTCTTCTGACCTGACGGTCTTGGCAGAACACATCACTTTTGGTGGCGTGACCTCTCTTGCCTACCAGCAGGAACCCCACTCAATCATCTGGCTGGTCCGTGATGATGGCCAGCTCCTCGGATTTACATTCAATCGTGAGCAGGACGTTCTTGGCTGGCATCGTCACATCCTCGGGGGGTCTGGTGTAGTCGAATCAATTGCGACCATCCCAAGCCCGTTTGGTGACCAGGATGACCTGTGGATGATTGTGAAGCGCACCATTGATGGCGTGACCAAGCGATACATCGAGTACCTCTGGATTGACTTTGACGAAGACTCCAGCATTGAAGACGCATTCTTTGTCGACTCAGGGCTGACCTATGACGGCTCGCCTGTGACCACCCTGTCTGGATTGGACCACCTGGAGGGCAAAGAGGTGGCCATCCTTGCTGATGGTGCAACGCATCCAAACCGGACGGTGGCATCTGGAGAGATTACGTTACAGCTGCCGGCAAGTGTGGTGCATGTGGGCCTTCCGTTTGGCTCGACATTAAAGACCATGCGGCCAGAGGCTGGTGCTACCAGTGGAACCGCTCAGGGAAAGACCAAGCGAATCACGGATGTGAAGATTCGATTCTTGGCAACCCTTGGCGCAAAGGCTGGACCAGACGAAAATACCCTGGATGAGATTCAGTTCCGTAGTGGATCAGACCAGATGGATGCGCCGCCACCGGTCTTTACTGGCGACAAAGAAATCGAGTGGCCCAATGGATATGACTCAGACGGATTCATTGTTGTAAAGCAAGAGCAGCCACTGCCAATGACGGTGGTGGCCATCATGCCTGAACTACAGACCCAGGAATAACGATGCACATTGAACCATTCCAGCCTAAGCACCTTGAGATACTGGTCTTACAGCCATCTCAGGCGGCTGTGTCTGTGTTCTTTGATGAGGAGTATGGCCACGCATTAAAGGCTGCCGGCCCGTGCTTTACTGCTATCCATGAGGGTGAGGTCTTGGCGTGTGCTGGCGTGGTCAAACAGTGGGAGAATCGAGCCATTGCCTGGGGGCTGATTTCGGCTAATGCCGGCAAGCAGTTTGTGAGGATTCACAAGGCGGTCCAGCGGTTTTTGGAGGCCACCGAATTTAAGCGTGTGGAGGCATTTGTCGATTCAGACTTCGAGCCTGGCCATCGATGGATCAAGATGCTGGGGTTTGAGTACGAAGGGTACATGAAGAACTTCAGCCCACTAGGCAGGGATTGTCTGCTGTATTCAAGGATAAAACATGGCTGACCCAATTAGCGGAAGTCTAATCATCGCCGCATCTGCCATGCAGGCTGTCGGCGCTTTGCAACAAGGCAAGATGGCCGAGGCACAGGGTCGCTCGCAGCAGCAGGCCTCGCAATACAACGCCCGGATGAAGCAGATTGAGGCAGGCATTGTTAGTCAGCAGGCAAATGCCCGTGAAGAGCAGCAGCGCCGTGGCGCACGGGACATCCTTGGCAAACAACGAGCAGCTGTCGCCCAGGCTGGTATTGGATGGGGTGGCTCTGCTCTGGACATCATGGAAGACTCTGCCGCCAAGGCAGAACTGGATGCCCTGACCATTCGCTATGAGGGTGACCTCAAGGCTAAAGGATTGCTGGCTGAGGCTGAGTTCGATAAATATGCAGGCGATGTGGCCATGGCTACCGGCAAGGCTGCCAAGAAGGCTTCCTACGTCAGCGCTGCCGCATCGATTCTGTCTGGCTCTGCCCAGGCTTATAAGGGCTATACGCCATCGACTCAGACCTTTAATTCGACATACGAAACTCGAATGGGTAGCAACTTCTTGTCACCTGGGGCTTACAACTAATCATGCCACGCATACCTATTTACCAAGAAAGACAGGCCGTCAACCAAGGCATGGGTGTCCGTGAGGTTTCTGCGCCCAGAACTGACACCGGTGCAATGGGGCGCTCCATGGAGCAGCTCGGAAAAGCCATGGGTCAGATGGCCCAGGCGCAGATCAATGTCGAAGAGGAAAATGCCAAGGCATGGGCGCTAGAAAACCTGGTTCAAGATGAGATGAACGAGGCGGAGCTTTTGACCAGGCGGCAGACTGACTCAAACTTTATCAAGCCAGGAGCCGATGGGTTTACCAAAGATGTGCTCAAAGATTTTGATGACCGGTATAACAAAAAGCTTGCAGAAGTGCCTGATGGTCCCGGCAAGAAGTTTTACCTGGACGGTCTGCGCAAGATGCGCACAGCTCTTTTTGATAAGTCACTGGCATTTGAAGCGATTGAAGGCCAGAAGTACACGATTAATACGGCACTCAAAGCAAGCCATGGTTATGCGCAGCTGTCCATGCAAAACCCGGACCCGCTCGATGTCGATGTGCGGATTGGTCAATACGATGCCTGGGTTGACTCGCTGAATCGGTTGTCGCCGTCTCAAAAGCAAACGCTTAAAGACAACAACAAAGAATTGATTTATGGTGCTGCGCTTGACGGCGCAATCATGCAAGACCCGGATGGATTTTTGGCGCAAGGTACTGACAATCCGCTTTTTAAGAATATCCCGGCAGACAAGGTTGATGACTATGTCAACAAAGCCAAGATTCAATCGGATAAGGTCAAAGCTCAGAATACGGAAACGATTACATCTTGGGTCTGGCAATCCGTTTTGGAGGGCCAGTCGCCTGATTCGATTTCTGCGTCGCCAGCATTTAAGACCTTAGACCCAAAGCTGCAGGCAAGCCTGATTGGCCAGATGAAGTCGTTTACGACCAAGGATGAAGGTGCTAATCCTGCGCAGCTGGAGTTTTATCTCAAGCTCTCTAGTGACCCAGAAAAGCTGGCGGCCCTTACTGATGCCCAGATTGTTGCCATGGCCCCGGTGCTTGGCAAGACATTGATTGGCCAGATTCAACGCGAGCGTGCAAAGCTTAACGATCCAAACAACGTGCTTGAGGCAAAGCTGGATAACGATGTGTTTAAGAGTGTTGCGCAGACTGCTGGATTAAAGCCATACGAGTCAGGCAAGACGCCAGCAGAAATAGAGCGCCTGGCCAATTTTGAGCTAACCATTAAGAATCGAATTGATGCAGAGCAGCGTGTTCGCAAGCGTCCGTTGACCATCGATGAAAAAAGAGCAATTGCCGATAATGAAGCAAAGAACATAGTGTTTGTTGATGCCTTTGGTCCGGACAAGAAGATGCCGATTGGTGCTGTTGAGCGCGACAGGCTTGGTGACACTTATGTCAATGTTGGCGAGACTCGGGTTATGCTTTCGTCTATCCCGCCAACGAGTCGAGATAAGATTATTCGGCAGCTGCGTGAAAGAAAGCCGCCAATTCCGGTTACCGAGCAAGCGATTGCAGAGCTGTATGTCCTGCAGAGAAATCAACCATAAGAACGGGTGCAGAGAATCCCCAAATGAGCAATGGACTTCTTAGTGATCCAAAATATGCAGGCTTTTTAGCCCAGGCTGGTTACTCCACCGAACCTGCTGCAACGCCAGCAGCTCAGATGGATGACGAAGAGCTTGGTTACAAAAGACTGATTGAAGAAAAAGTAAACGCAGAGCGTGAGCTGCTGCGCCAGTCATTGCTCCAGTCTGTAAGCAAAAACCCGGACCAGATGGCTCAGATTGAGTCGCTGTCAAAGCAGACTGGAATTCCGCAGCCGATGGTTGAGCAAAACCTGGCAGAGGTTATTCGCCAGCAACGGGCCAAAGACCTTCAAGAAACAGCTCGTTATTCCCCGATTCTCGGCAGGCAGTTGACCGACCCTGAGTTTGCTAGGGTGGCATTTGATGATGTGCCAAGCCTGTCTGGATTGGAATTCGTGCTGACCAAAGGCCGGGATTATGTCGGAAGTCTTGGCAAGGGTGTTGTTGGCCAGGGTGCTGGCTCTGTCATATCCGGTTTTGGAGAGCTATACGGGGTCGCCACACGGCAGATGGAGGCGGCCCTAGACAAGGTATTGCCCAATAGCGCAATGAGCTTTCTGCGCACGCCTGTGCCTTGGTATGTGGCACCTGATCAGATTCTTAAGCGCCCAGGAAAAGAGCTGAAGGATTTTGGCGAGTTGATTGGTGCGCCAAAGTCACGTCGTGGTCTGGATACAGATGTGCTTGAGGGCATTGGCCAGCTTGGGTTTCAGATTGTCGCCTACATGGTAACGGGCGGCACTTCGTCAACGGCAATGTTTACGGCTCAGGGTGCTGACATCATGGCCGATAAAACCCGTAAAGATGATGCGACCCAGGCGCAAAAGGATGCGGCAATCATTGCTGGCTCTGGGATTACTGCGCTGACCGAAAAATTTGGCCTGGACCAGATTCTCAATCGTGTTCCACCTGCTGTGCGCAATCGGACGCTGCGATTTTTGGCTGACAAGGCAGCTGCATTTGGTATTGAGTTTGCCCAGGAATTGACTGAAGGGTTGCTGCATGACATTACCCGCAGGATTACGACCAACGAAAATGCGCCAATCTTAGAAGGCGCACTGCAAGAAGGAACAGCTGCCGGTCTTGCTGCGGCCATTGTCCGGGCTGGTCTTGGTGTGCGTGGCTACAAGCAGGCACGAGACCAAGAAGAGTTTTTCAAAGCGCTTGGTGATAGCGCAAAGTCTTCCAAGCTGCGTGAGCGCTTGCCTGATAAATTCCAGGAGCTGCTGGCCAGGGTTACTGAATCCGGTCCGGTGCAAAATGTTTACATCCCAGCCGACCAATTCCGTACCTATTACCAGAGCCAGGGAATTGATCCTGAGCAAAAGGCTGTCGAGCTTAACGCCAGGAACTACACAGAAGCGGTGGCAGCCGGGACTGACCTGGTCATTCCAATTAATGATTTCACGGCCCGTATTGCGCCAAGTGATGACCTGCAAGGGTTGATGCAGGACCTTCGGTTGTCACATGGTGACATGACGGCTAGGGAGTTTGCTGCCTACAAAGCCGATGAAGAGCGCAGGACAGCTGAAATTATCGAGCGAGCCAAAGAGGTCGCTGGCGAGATTGTCACGCCAGAACTGCAGCAGATTCGCCAGGAGATGCGCGAAAACCTGATTGCCACTGGATATGAGCAGACCACTGCCGATGCCTATGCCACGGTCTATGCAAAGACAATTAGCAATCTTGCAGAGCGTGCCGGGCTATCAGCCGTTGCGCTGCACAAGAAGTATGACCTGACTGTTACCAGGCCATTGCCCAATGTGCTGACTCGCAATACCCAGTCTGACATCAGCATTGATCCGCTATTGGACCGGCTGCGCAAGGCAGACTTCCCAAGCATGCAGCAGATTTACGGCAAAAGCCTGACAGACTTTTTGGTTGAAAAAGGCGGGTTACAGCCAAGGGCAGAAATTCAAGATATCGATGTTGGCAAGCCACCATCAAAGCGGCTGCTGCGCGAGACTGGGTTATCGATTGATGAGGCTGCCATGCTGGCAGTTGAGGCCGGGTATTTGCAAGGCAAGGGGCTTGGTGACATTACCGAGTCCGATCTGTTTGATGCCATTGAGAATGAAGCAGCAGGTGGCATTGAGTATTCAATCTACGAGGTGAACCAAGAGCTGCAAGGTCTGCAGTCGCAGTTAGATCAGCTGCAAGAATACTTAAATACGCTTGGCATTGATATTGGCCAGATTCAAGATAACGCAGAAGTGCGTCGATTGATTGATGCGGCAAGTCAAGACCCGGAGATTGCAGGCGCATTTAATGAGCTATTTCAAGGATTGGAACAAGAGCCCAGGCTTTTGGCTGTCCACGGGATATCTGAAGAATCGCTGCAGTTTGCAGACAAGATGGGGGGGCTTCCGGTTCCGTCGATTGGTGTTGTTACAGAAGAAGCTGGCGATGTAGAAAGCTTTGGAAATATCACGCTTATTGGAAAACCAGGTATTGCTGATCCAGGAAAGGAGCCTGTATTTAGCGCTGATGCGTATACAGTGCGATTCCCTCGTCCGGAGTGGCCAGCAGTAAATCCAAAAGAAGCTGCAAATTTTGCTGCTCAGATTCGGCCGTTTGACAGAGAGTTTGATGACAACATCTCAGACCAGACTTATGACCAAATGGCTAACAAGCCAAATGCAAATGAGCTTGTAGATTCTTGGCTAAGGTCTACATCTGCACGCGCAATGTTTTTGCGAAAAAAGGGAATGAATGTCGCGCCAGTAATGATGTCTCGGCGCATGCAGACAGACAT